GCCAAGTACGCCGTACCAGCCCATTGGGCGGAAGCGCATCAACTTGTCAGTTACGTTACCGATAACGATGTGTGGTTCTTCTGCAACAGCCTCAGCAAGTGCTTGCTGTCCGCAGACGATTGTATCAAATACACGGGTTACTGGAGTTACAGTAATTGTTGTAGTCGCTGTGACTGCAGCAGAGAACGGTGTATCTACAGTAAATGTGGTTGTTGAACCAGATGTTGAGATTGCAGTAATCTTGGAACCTGAAACAATTCCAGTTCCGCCAACCTTGTCGCCTACCTCTGCACGAGTTGCGATAACAGCAGATGAAGCAACACCGAAGGTGAGGCCTGCTGATGTACCAGGAACTGTTACTGCAGTGGTTGCTAGTGGAGTCTGGTCTGCACCTGACTTAGAGTTAGCAAGACGTGAGGACTCTACGAAGAACGCGCCTTCATAAGTTCCAATTTCTCCTGCCCAGATATTATTAACGGCAGGTACTGTCTGTGCGTGAACGAAGTTCCAGCCCATATTTCCAGTCTCTGCACGAAGGTCGTGTGAAACCTCTGGGTGGATACCAGCCCAGTAATCAGAGCCACGGCGAGCCTTGGCCTTGTTAGAGCGTAGTTTTGCAACAGCCTTGCGGATGTCTGCAGAATCAATGGTGTCAGCAGCATCTACGTTTGCAGTTGCTGTTGCGTTGCCACCGTATAGAACGTTTGAACCTGCACCAAGAGTGTTCATTGCTACAACGTCAATAGAATCAGCAAGGTTGTATGCAATAATGTTTGCAATTGCTGGGTCAACGTCTGCCAATGAGAACAACTCAAGAGCACGGGTTACTAGTACTGCATTACCATACTCGTTAAGAGTAATGGTTACAGATGTAGGTGTTGTTAGAGAAACTGCATCTGGGTCAGTTGTCTCTGCTAGGGTTGATGTTGCCTGGTCAAGGTCAACATACTTTTGTAGAACTACGGTAGAGCCAGGAAAAGCCTGCTTAGCAGGACGCTTGTCTGCGACTGAACGAATGAGTGGTTCAGAACGTAGCGCAAACTCTAGAAGACGGTCGTACGCCTTCTGTACTAGACCAGCACCACCAACGGAACCGCCGAGCGATGTGCTCGCGGTAGACGTATATTGGTTAGGCATTTTGTTGCGTCACCTCCAGTGACTATGAACGATTAGGAGTTTCGTAGTAAGTTGATTAACTCATCCATTGAACCCGCGTTTTCCATACGCGCTTCAATGTCTACGATTTTGTCTGGAGCAATACCGCCTTGGGTAATAACATCTTGCTGGCGTAGTGCCGCAAGATTGTTCTGCTGTTCTTCTTGATTAGCCTGTGGGTTATAGCCAATTAAATCTCCGTTATCACGGAGCCAAGAGTCAATAGACTCCTCAGTGGCATCCTCTACATCTTTCAAGATAAGACGTGCAGCCTTAGCGTTTACTCCCTTTTTTGCCAGGACGTCTTTGACGGTGGACTCTCGCTTCTCCTTGAGGAATCCTTCAAGTTGTTCAGAGAGTTCCTTGATGCGCTTCTCATCAGCACGTTTGGCTTTTCTTAGTTTCTTAACTAAGTCATCACCAGTCAGTTGATGGTCAGGTACATTGTCTTCGTCTTCTTCGTCATCCCAGTAGTTGTTGCTCATAGCAACCACCCTTTCTATTTGTAGTTAGTTCGTAAGCCACAGTTCTACCTAGGGGAGGGTAGGCTGGCTCTTACTATCGGTCTAATACACTGCGTGGGGCCGATGGGTCCACGTCAGGAATCTAGAAGGAACTTCTTTCAGTTCCAGATAAAGCGCCACGTGCTAAGCCAGCGGCTCCACCAAATGAACCCATTTCAAGTTCTTTTAGTCGCTCACGGGCACGTTTAGCAGAAGCAAGTCCTTTGAATTCTTCTTGCTCGGCTATATCTTGGTTATAATTAATACCTGCTTGTTTATAAATATCAGACAAAGTAGTAGCACGTGGTAAGCGGTTAGCAATTTGTTCATAACCAGAACGGGCTCTTGTTAAATCTACTCCATATTTTTCTAAGTCTGTTACTCTGGCAAGGTCAGCATTTAAACCAAACTGTGCTGCAGTAGCACCAATTTCAGCCCTAGTTGTTTTAGCCTCTAGTTCAGGCAAAACTTCTTTAGGGTTAAGTACATACGCCAAAATATCATTGTCTGTAATGTTGTAATACTTTCGTAGTTGCGACAATACTGCTGGGTCTGCATCCTGAAGTCTTTCTACACCAAGTTTTACACGTCTACCTAACTCAGTATTAGATATATCATTGCCAATTAAATTAGCAAATTGACCACGAGTAACAAATCTTTGCAAACCACTCATACGGAAAGTTTCAGCATAAGCATTTTCTTGACGCAAATAACTTGCTTCATCTAAAGCGTTAAGCCCTCTGGCTCTACGTTCTTCGTTGCCAGCAAAACGCGCTTTATAAGATGGCAATTGCCGTAACTGTAATACCAACTGATTAGCACCTAATTTAGGATTTAAAAGTCCTGCTTGAATATAATCAATAAGTTCTTTTAGTTCAGTATCGTTAAACCCATAAGAACGCATAGTGGCTTCAATAAGAGCGAACGCGTCACGGCGTTCGTTCATTGCCATTTCTTCGGCTAGTTTAGCAGCCTGTTGTTTGTCAAACTCCTCCTTTGACATAGGTGCATCTTCCCATTCACCATAAGAAAATGCTCCAGTAGCAGGATTAAAAAATTTAGCACGGCGTTTTTTAAAGTCTTTGCTATATTCATACTCTACAAACTGAACTCCACCGCCACCTGGTTTGTAATCAGGGTCTGCTTGTTCAGCGCCTTCATACTCTCCGCCTTTACCATCCGCAAAAATAGGGATGCGAAAACCAGCACGTCCTGGTCTATAACGAAGAAGCGTTCCTGCTTTAGGAAACTTATCTCCGTCTCCTTTATCTGGCTCGCTACTATCAGTTTTTACAACAGTTGGTGGCTGTGAGGCAACAACCGTAGGTGGCTTCGGAGCACCCATAGATGCTTCCTCACCCATACGCCAATCAGCAACACTACCTGGGGTAGGTGCAACATCTGCTGCTTGAGCAGCCATTTGAGCAGCAATAGAAGCAGCGCCAATAGCGCCACCTTCTGCAGCCGCTAACTGAGTAGGACTAATAAGTACTGGTTGATTTGCTGTTCTTGCTGCCATAGCAGAGGCATTTCTAGCCCTTTGTTTTTCTGCAGCATCAGATTCCTCAACTGTTGGAGTTGGCGCTTTGTATTCAGACTTTTCCCAATCTTCAAATACTCTTGCCATTAGCCCACCTTCCCCCACATTTTAAGTAATGTATCAACAAATCCTGCAGCACTCTCGTTGGCTTTCTTTGTAAAACGCCAAGCAGGGTTAGCGCGTACAGCCATAAGATAATCATTAGGTCCTGGCAATTTATCTCCGCTTAATGCAGCCTGAACATCTGCATCAAATATATCTACCGCACCTTCTGCTAGTTCTAGTTCTTCTGCTTTCATTCTCATAAACTGACTAGCAACATCTTTAACTTTAAGACCACCTTCAATATAGGGGGCTAAAGCCTTATAAGAAGCACGTGATGCTAATTGAATAGTTCTTTTCTGTTCATCTATAGAACCACCTGGCAAAGATGCTTCGGCTGCTTTCATCTTTAAATCTTCATCACTAATCTTTACACCATACTCATAAGCGTAACCTTTTAGTTTGGTATAGTTATCTCCTATATCACCGCCAGCATCTTGCAGGTCTATAGGTTTTACATTTCTAATGCCAGTGCTAATTACCTTATCTTTACTTACAGCACCTTTAGTGATAAATCCAATACGCCATTCTCTAAGTTGCTGTTCTGACGGCATCTGAAATCCAGTACTGGAACTAACAGTCTTACCAGTAATAGGGTCATAAGTAGAAGTACTACGACCCATACGCTTCATTTCCTCAGAGCGTACTTTCTCCCAATATGCCTCGGCTAGTTCTTTAACATTATCTACAAGTTTAGGGTCGCCAACTTGTATCTGAACCTCACGCATAAAGTCAGCAATAGCATCTGCTTTAAGGGTAAAGTTTCTAGTAGAAGTGCTGGTACTTTGCCGACCTGGCAACGGCGTTCTACTAGTAAGCCAAGAATTAATATCATAAAAACCAGAGGCATTTAATTGATTTCTAGAAACATTTTCTGCACCAGCAGAAAAGTTATTAGCACCAATTTGGCCAAGCGCAGAGCGCAATGCAAATACAAAGTCAGTATCTTTATCAGTTACTGGACCGCCACGCAATGAGCGTTGAAACGCATCGTCTGATTTATAGTAATCTTTTAATTGGGTTTTCCAGTAATTAATATTATTGGGATTACGTTGAATATCCTTAATAATTGTCTGTAGTATTTCTTCACGTGGAACAATGGTAAAACCATTGCCATCCATTGATGGTAGAATAACTACAGGAGTTGGTGCTCTTTCGCCATACTCAGGCAACCTTGCAGTCACATAAGGAGTTTGACCTACTTCAGCATCGCCTTCTTGAATATTAAGACTACCATCTGTAAATATATTCCAGTCAGTTCTAACCTGTCCAGATTGTGTACGGGTAGTAGTTTCTACTGGCTTAGTCTCAACAACACCTTGCTGTGTAACTGATGGTGCAGATGGTGTCTGATTAGGAGTAACATTTAATTTATTCCATTGCTCAACGGCTTTTGAAAAAGCAGCATCGCCTTTTGCACCTTGAGGATAATCTTTTCGTCTTGGCCTAGGACTACCTTTGGTTATTTTAGGAGGCGTCATTATTAATCACCAGGCTTTCTTACGATTGGCATTGGAGTGTTGTAGGCTTTATCTAGCATTGGGCGGATAATTCCAGACCAGGCTTGTCCTAAAATAGCATTTGTACCAGCCAATTTATTAAGCCTTTCATAAGCATCGTCTACTTGTTGTTGTAATACGGTATTACCCATATATTGGTTATCAATGGTATTGCTTTGCATTACTACAAACAATTCATTAGATGCTCTAACCATTGTTTTAAGTAAGTCTTTATTAGCCTTTGAAAATCCTGATGGATATTCTTCTTTGTCAACTATGTTTTTTAGTTCTAAGAACTGGGTGCGAAGACCCTCAAGACTTAAGAATTTGCGGGTACCGAATACATCACGCAACAAAGGATTGGTATTAAGTAGCCGTTCTTTTTCAGCATTAGCCTTATCTCTTACTTCTTTACGGTAATCAACAAAGTTTCTATTTGGATTATTAGGGTCATTAAGTAATCTGTCTACATTCTTGTCATACTGATAATACTCAGACATTAACTTAGCAACAGAAGTGCGCTCTATATAATCCTTTAATGCTTTATTATTCCAGTCAAATGGGTTTTGATTTGGTGGTAATAAGTCTGCTGCTTGCATATAAGTAATGACCTTTGGGTCATACTCACCAACGTTAGGTGCAAATACCCAGGCTGCTGTAGGATATTTATCTACAAGTTTTTTATTTTCAATAGCCCAATTAAGGGTTTCTTTGCTGTAGTTAATAGCAACTTTAGACTCATTAAGTCCTTTAGGTACCTGGAATATCAACTTGCCAGGTCTATATTGTGCGTGCAGAGATACAGCCACCGAGTATGGGTCTTCAATGATAAACCCATTCTCCTGATTAAACTGTAATAGCCCTCTGAGAATATCTCCGTATTCTTTTGTAAGGGTAACTGTTTGATAGTCACGCATATAACCAGGAATACCTGGCTTACCTAACTGTAGTGGTGCACCAAAGATTGTATTAAATGCAGCCTTCTGCGCCAGAACATTGGCAGTCTGAATACGCCATTCATCCAAAAACTCTTGAGCCTTAGACGGGTCATATTCACCTTGGGCATTTAAGAAATCTGCTGGTGTTTTGGCAGTTTCTGGGTTATATTGCATATAACTAATAGCCTGATATGCAGCAATAACGCCTTGATTATCTTTGTACTCACCCTCAAATGATTTATAATAGTTAGCCAATGCTGGCGGAATTGTTGCTCTGAAAAGATTCGTGTTATCACTAACTTCGCCTAGCAAAATATTATCTATAGATAAACCAAAGTTATAAATTTCTTTAGACTGTAACTTAGTTCCTATGCCTACAAGAAAATCACGAATACCAGCAATAGGTATAGCAATGTTAGGGCCAGTAAATGTATATAGACCAGCACCTTCTGAATATGAAGGGTTAAGTAGAGATACCTTCATTGTGTACTGGTTCCACTCAGCCTGCTTAAAGAAGCCCCAATTACCATCTTTAATGCCTTTGACTAAACCTTGTGCAGCATAAGGTGGGTTTGCCAACATAACAATTGCTGGTGCTACATCCTGCCAGAATACTCCGTCATTAGGAATGACTACGTATTTGTTACCGTCTTGGTCATCATAGGTAATACCACTACCACTAGTAGCGTGGCTAAGATGTCCCAGTCTCCAAGGAATAGATTCAGGATGACGCGCTACCCAACGAACTGCTCTCTTAGCAAAGTCTTCTGTAGCACGAATAAACCGTCCTACTACACGCATATTAAACGCTAGTTGAGAACGAACCTCTGGATTATCTACATACTTTAAAATAGTATTGGCAGAATTGTGACGTGCTTGATTAGCCATAACGGCTGATGCTTGAACAGCAGCAATATCAGGGTCTGAACCATTTTCAATTAAAGTTTTTGTAAACATTTCTTGGTCTGGCTTAAGTTTTCTACGCTCATCCAAAACTTTAAGACGGTATACATCTGAACGAACAATATCGTTAACCTCACGGTCCATAAATTCCCAGCCCTTGACCATCATACGGTCTACAAATCCACGCTCTGGAACCACGCCTAGACTATCAAAATTAATATCTGTTTGAATCTGTCCCTTTAATGGGTGATTAGCAATAGCCTTTTCAAATTCTTCAAAGGTTATATTGCCAACCTGGGTAGAAGGCTTTAACTGTTTTCTTTCCCAGTCACGTCTGCGCTTAACTTCTGCCTTAGATACTCCGCTAGAAGGACCACTAACGGCTTCACGTTCAGCCATTTTCTTGTCTTCATAATAACGTGACTTTCCTACTTTTTCTTTAGCAGTCCAAACTTTATCTTGGATTAACTTAAGTAGGTCTTCATTAAATCCTTCACCACTACCGTGAAATACATAGCGCATTTCTTTAGCAGCATTAACAATTAATGCCTCGCTAATCTCACGCTCTGTCATACCCATAGCCCGAAGGGTTGATACTTGACCAAATCGGTCATTAAACATCCTGGCTAAATCAGGCTTTGGATTTGTTGCGTTCCAGCCGACATCACCCATAGCATACTTAACAAAAGTTTCTACATCTCGTTCTGTACGCAGGGCATTGTTTTGGATAAACAAATCACTTAGGTTAATGCCATACTTTTCATTCTTAGAAAATAGTAAATAAAAATATTTATAGTGAGCAAGATTTCTTTCAGCCTGCTTCAATCTATTAAATTTATCCCATACTGGCTTACCAAGGATTTCTAATCCCTTTGACTCAATAGCCAAGGTTAAAGGGCTAGCGCCATAAATTTGTCTTGCTAGGTTAGCCTCAGTTACTGCCTCACCAAAAGTAGCACCAATAATAGAACCAACCATAGCATCAGCAGCATTGCCATCCAGCATATAGTCTTCTACCAAGTACTGAATTTCTTCTTCATCTAGTTTGCTACCATACTTAGCAATAGCCGCCCTAACTAAATATTCATCAGGACTCATACCAAAAAATTCATCAGCAGTAATAAGTTCAGTTTGTCTAATAATTTGACCTGTATCTGGGTCAACATACTCAGTCTGAACTTCTCTCATAGCACGGTCTGCTTGACGTTGCTGTGCATTTCTAAACTTTGCTGGATTTTTTCCAATTACATCAAGAAATTTTTCTTTTAAAAATCCTTGGCTCATATTAGAACCAGTAATTGCTATGTCAATATTAGTTAGTTGACGTCCTTTGCCGTATAGCAAGTCAAACAACATTGCAGGAGTAGTAACATTGGCAATAACTGTTGCCTCATCAAAGGCTGCTTTGATACCCAGTTTAGGAAATAGCAGTGCAAAAGAAAACCCGCGGTTAATTGCTCTAGACACAGAGTTATTGGTTGACCAGCCATAGCCCATATAACCTAGTTTTTTAATTAGGTCTTTGTAAACAGGGGTCTTGCCATACTTAAATTTAGTTGCACCAACGGCGCCACCAATTCTGTCATAAATATCTTTAATAACAGTATCAAACTGAAGCAATGTTATACCTTCAGTTGTATGAAATAAAGCAGATGGTCCTGGCGGTACAGGATTAATTTCATCAAAAGCCTTAAAAACATCAGAGGTTTCTACTGTGTAGTCAACTATGCTGGCCGTTTTCTCTGGCATATAGCGACTTTGCAAAACTGTATTGCGGTAGTTAAGACCTTCGGCTGTAAAGGCTGCACCAATTGAGTCTAGATAGATTTTATCTAGATTAAACATAATATTAATTCTGTCAGTTACAGAACTTTTCTTATACAACTGAGTAAGAAACTCAGCACGTGTCTTATCACCAGTTACTAGACGAGCATAGTCACGGAAAAATGGTAGACCTTTATCAACTAAAGCATCTGACCAAAAAATCTGTGCACCAGAAGAAGGCATACGTGCCAACAATTCACCAAAAGCACGCTGCAATTCTTTAGCCTGATACTTCTTAGGCTTAGTTAAAGACTCAAGCAAGGCTTCATTGCGCTCCATTTCAGCCAAAGCCTGTGGTGTAATCGCCTCATCTGCAGCAATAGTTGGACGCTTAAGTATTTCTTGTTCAATATCTGACCAATTTTTGGTTATTTCTTCATCAAGTTGTTTTTTGCCAACAACCACATCTCGGTCTAGCCCCTGAAAAATCTTAGCAGCATTACTACGCATACCATTTACCATACGGCGCTGACGATTTTGCAGCGCTACACTTTCCTCACGCATAGTAAGTAGGTTATTAACCTTGCCATTGATAATATAATTGGTATATTCACCAGTCTGAAGGAAAGACTTGTAAGTATCTAGGTCAGTAACTAATACTTCTTCGCCTTCTTTTTTAACTGTAGCCTTGGTTAAAATACCAAGCAGTACATCATCATCATATTCAGGATGGTCTATAGAAATTTTTAAACGTGCATTGGCTGCATTAATTGTTTCTTTATTATCTAAAGCCTCACGGTAAACATTAACATCTTGTATAAAAGATTCATTCTTTGCAACCCACTGCGGTTCCTTAAACAAATCATCTAGTCTGGCTATCTTGGTTTGTAAGTCTACAGCATTAGCCAATTCTTCTGCAGTTCTCGCTGCCTTCATAGCATTTAGGCTGCGGCTACCACCCATAGTCATATAAGTAAATGGGTCAACATAAAATGTTGCAGCAATATCTAAGCCTGTGGAAGGGTCGCCATAACCCTGACCAAATAACTTTTCGGTTTCAAACTCACCAGTTTTTTCATTACGCTTAACACCACGTATACCGCCAATAGACAAAACGGCTGATGCAAGTGTATCCCTAATAGTATCTTGGGTTGTTGGATTTTCTTTAAAAGGAGCAAATCCATTAGCCCAGTCTGTGATAAGAGTACCTAAGTTAATTTTCTTACTGCGGTATCTATCAATTATTTCTTGAAACTCTGGTGTTCCTACTTTAAAAAACGCATTAGCCATATCATCGTCAATGGCTCCATACTCTTTAAAAATTTCATAGTAACTTTTGCCATCAATAATTCCACGGGCTAATACGCCAGTAGCATTATTGTATTCTTCATCTAATCTTTCAATACCAGTTTGGTTCCATTTGTTATAACCATTCCAGCCATCTTTCCAAAAATCCCTGCTTGTTACTTGCTCAACAGCCGAAGGCTCGCCCGTTACTGCTCTAATAACTTCACGTTGTTTATCAGCAACGTTCATAACATTTAAAGCAGTATTTTCTACAGCGCTAATCCAAGCACCACCTACTTTTTCTAAAGTACGTAGTGGGTCAGAAATCATCTGAAGTAAATAATTATTTTCTTTAGAAAATACTTTTTGTAAAAAACTTTTGTCAGGTTTTGCGTACTCAGCCTCTGGATTAATATCCAATAAACCCCTCTGAATTGCAGGGCTAAGTCGTGCAAAACTATCCCGTGCTGCTCGGACATCTGGGTCAGCAGATAAAAATGAATTTAAGTTCATTAATTTTTCTAATGAATTTAAAGTAGCACTTTCTTCTGGTGTCCAATTACCAGCAGTGCGAACTTGAATAAGTTCGGGAGAATTTTGTAATGTCTCCACATTTACAGTTACGGGAACAAAGTCTCTAATTGACATAAGTTATTTATTCAACCTATTGTATAAAAATTCCATTACACCAGTATTGTCATATTGCATTGCTTTTTCTACTGTTTGAATTAAAGAAGGAGCCTGTGGAACTACACTTGCAAGACCAGGGCCTTCTCCCCAATTTGCACCAAAAGAAATTGGCTCATCTGGAAACTGGGTAGGCTCATTAAGTCCAACAACAGGTTTAACTGGGCGCATAGGCACTTCTTCAACACCCGCCATTGGTGCTGCAGTTTGTTGATTGTAAGTGGCTTCGCCTTCTCCATATGGTAAACCTGAAATATAAGTAGCAGGTTGCGAAGGAGAACCATCAGTACGCTGACTCAATGCACCAGGACCTGATACAACTGCTGGATTCTTAGGTGCTTGATAACCGCCAACTCCTGCCATTAATCCTCATCCTCCTCAAAATCATCCAACGGGTTTTTAATCGGGTCTTTAGGGTCTACTATCCAATCAGGATAACTTGACCTATCCATAGCAAATGCCATTGCAGTACCTTCATCAAATCCTGCACGGACACAAGCATCATAAACTTCTTTAGCAGCAATAGCCCAAAAATCAATCTTTACCAATACTGGTTCTTTGGTAGTTCTTCTACGCTTTGGTACTGGTTTAGCCTTTTTGTTTACCTTTTTACGCGGTGGCATTTCTACCTCCGAGTTACAGTTCGTGCACTAGCGCTTGCTTGTCCACCTAGTGTTAGGTTAGATAATAAACTTTGTAGAGATGGCGCTGCTTCAATAGCGCCTCCTGCTGGGCCACCTGCGGGAGCAGGGGACGGTTGCTCAACCATTTGTTCGGCAGCGCCAGCAGGAGGTAATTCTGGTGCAAAGACTTCTTCAACTGCGTCTTCAATAGGTACACCCTTCTGACGTGCTTTAATTACATCTGCAACTTTTTTAATAACCATTGATGGGTCTTGACCAGCAACAGCCATTTGCGGAATTGATTGGGTGTAAGACTGCAAAGATTGAACTAGCGACTTACGCATATTCTCAATCTCAATCTTCTCTTGTTCCTGCGTTACATTAATGCCAAAAGGTAGTTCACGCATAGCAAGGTCTGTTGAGATTAGTCCGCCCCCAAGTGCTTGCAACATAAAAATCAAACCCTGTGCAGGGTTAAGTCCAGCCAACATTCCGTAGCGAACATCGGCTGAGTAATCCTTCTTAATATCTTTGCTAGGCAAATATGTAATCTGGTATGGGCTACCAGCATCTACACCACGGATAGTCTTTTCAAAGTTAAAGAAC